ATCACAGGCGCGAGGCCGCCTAGCTTTGCAGGCGCGGCACGATCAGTTGCCAGCTTGTGGATCCACGATGCCTGCGTCGGCGACAAGCGGCGGCGGCGTGCGGCGGCCATCAAGTCGCTCGCAAACGGGTTGCTCTCGCCAACCTTTGCCAGGGCGCGGTATGCCTCAGCAAGTGAATTGAAAGCAGACTTGAACTCGACCGGCTGACCCTTGACGAAAACTGTGTGTGTGTTGCTCATCGGTGGCTACCCTCCGACGATTGCAGCCGCCTCCACCCACGCGATCCGATCGCGGGGTAGAGTGTGGGGTAGGCTGGCTCTTCGCGGCAACGCTGAAGGTCAGCGGCGACCTGGATGCCGCAGTCCACGCAGCAACCCTGCGCGGTGCTACTGACCTCTGCGCCCTCGATCGGGACGCAGCATAGTTCGCAGATAATTGTGTTGTTCATGACTCGTCTCGTGTTCGGCGAAATTGCCTAAGTGCAAGCGGGAGGCACTGGCTTTCGCCAGGGGTGTCATCCACACGGGTCAGGTGCTTTCGGGAACGCCTTCGCTTGCCCGCCCAAGGTATCGACCTGTTCCACTCGAAACAAGCCCTTGGTCTCTATTTTTATCAAAAAGGCATCACTACCCAGCTAGGGGTCTTGGAGTTGCCTTCGTTGGCGATCTTGCCGTCACGGGCTGCGCCCTTAATCGCGGCTAGCACAATAGTCTTGCGGATGCCGCAGGCTGCGTAGATCTCGTTGCCGCTCATCCCGCCCTTGCCACCGGGCACCGCGTCCATCCTTAGCAGGGTTGCCACGACCTGCTCAATCGCATCCTCGTGTTGCCGGATCGCGAAGTCGTTAGGAGCTGTCGGATCCACAGACGGCGTGGTGGCTGGCGCATCATCGCTAGGCGGCTGAGTCAGCAAGCCCTTGCAGGCATCTGGCACCATGATGCAACTCCACTCGTCCTTGCCGCCGGATCGAGTTGTGCCTGTCGGCACCGGCACCAGCCACATCGTGACCGGGTCGATCTTGCTGCCATCTTTCTGCTTCCATACCTGCAACGTGCGCTCATCGTTCTCGGTCGTGAGGCCAAGCACCGTGTCCACGTTGCGCGTGAGTGCCGACGAACCACGGATAGAATCTCGCGTGGCCTGGGGGGCTGCCTCGCCTCTCCTGCGCCCCTTGGCCTGCATCTTGACAAGGTGGTGGGCAACAGTGATCGAAGCCTCCCAGCGCGATCTCAGAGCCATCAGGCCGCGCACGATTGGGCTGACAACCTTGGCTTCGTTCTCATCCTCTTCGAGACCTTGACTCAGGGTGTCGATGATGATCATCGCAGGCGGGTGCCCCTTCCACTTCGCGACCGACTTCACTAGCTCGTGAAGGGTGGTCATCGTGCGCTTGCTCAACACTGGGATCTCGCTGCTCACTACGCAGTATCGATCCTCAGCATTCAGACCAAGATGCTTGTGGTGTTGCTTCCATGCACGGAAGCGCGCGGCCATCCCAGACTGGCCTTCGCCAGCAAGGTAAAGCACTGAGCCTGCTTCGACGTTCATCCCCGCAAACGGCAAACCATGCACCATCCGCATCGCGAGGTCGATCAAGGCAAAGCTCTTGCCAGCCTCGGTATCGCCAGCCAACACGGTTAGCGATTGGCGCGGGATCATCCCTTCGATCTGCCACTCAATCGGCGGTAGGTCTGCGACATCTTCCCAATCCAATAAGTTGATGCTTGCGCGCTCCAAAAGCGGAGCATCAATATCATCTGGCTTGTCCGGCTCAATCGCACCCGTGCTGATCTCCGCGACAGCATCATGAGCAGGCCCGATGTAGCCATGCTCCTGCGCGAGGTAGAACAACGACGAGATTGACACCTCGCCGCCGTTGCTTTGTCGGATCTTGAGTCGCTGCCATTGGTATCGTTGTTCATGCGAATTGTATTTGGAATGCACAGCACCGGTCGGTGTAGCCTTTGCCCACTCGTCCCATAGCGCGTATGCCTGCTCGCCTGCTGCTGTAGATTTGAGCGACATCCCAACGCGAATCCAAATGTCTCTATCATCATTTGGAATGGTGGCGAGGGCAGCGCGAATGTCTTCCACGACATCCGATTCGAGAGGGCTTACTTGCGCGCTAGTGGGGCCAGGGCTTTCTGGTTTCTTGATGCCGAGCAGCTCAACAACCCAAGCAGGCGCAGCCTCTAGATCGTCAGGTTCCCAAGGGTCACCGATCAGCCAAGTCCTACCAGGAGAGCTGGGTGAAGGCACGATTGTGTAGCCGCCGTCGCCGAGGATGTCGATGCCAGGACGCACGCCAATCTTGCGGGTCGCGTCAGCATATGCATAGATGAGTTGGCGACCATCGTTGCGTGGCGTGCCCATCAGAAGCGCGCACTCTTCCGGCGAAGAGCCTAGCTCGGCCAATGATGCGATGCCGCTGATTCCTTCGCTGGGCTTTTCGTCCAGGTCCACAGACACGATGCCGCTTGCGCCGCAAGCAACACCGACCTGCGCCGATGGCGTGGCCGTCCACCATTCGACAATCTGCGAATGATCAGTGGTGGCCGAGTGGAAGCCGCCAGCGCACACGGGCCGTTTGTTTGGCGCAGGCGATACCGGGAACACGAACCATCCGCGATCAGCGTAGGCAAGGGCAGAGTCGAGAGCAGTGGTAGGCATCAGAATGGAATGTCCCCGTAATCAATGTCATCTTTGGCTGTCTCCGGCTGCGCGTCTTCAAAGTTCACGCTCTTGATCTGCGGCCATCGACCTGACACGTCCATGGTCAGGCTGACCGGATACTTGATTGGCTCATCCTCGATGTTGATGCGAACGATTGCATCGCGGGTGGTGGCAGGGATCGGCATGTTGCCGCCGCGAGAGACCCACCACTGTGCCGCCTTCTTCGCGGCAAATCCACCATGAGAAAAGCACACCCATTCACTCACTCGCTTTTGCACGATCTGTCCGCACACGTATGTGACACGCATTGACGGCGGCTTACCCGGCTTGTCGTGTGGGGTGAACTCCACAAAGCTGATCGGCCAGTTCTCGTATTGCTTACCGTTAGCAATGAGCGTGCTGATCTCATCGGGGTCGATGTCATGGTTTGCCGCGCTCGACATCATCTCCCATTCGTATCCGCAACCAGCGCAAATGGTGGTGGCCGTGTAGACCAACGCCATGCACTGCGGGCACTTCTTCATTGGCGCATCGCCAACAGCTTCACCGGGCTGGCGAGGCTTGACCTCATTGATCGGGCCATGCCTCTGCACGTTGCCGCCGAAGTCGAGGATCAAGCAATCCTTCTTGCCCTCGGCGATACGCAAGCCACGGCCAACCATCTGCACGTAGAGGCCAGCACTTTGCGTCGGGCGCATCAGCGCGATCAAGTCGGTCTGTGGCGCATCGAAGCCGGTGGTCAATACGCCGACGTTGATCATCGCAGTGATCTCGCCTCGCTTGAATGCTTCGATGCGATCATCGCGATCATCCATCGGGGTGTCGCCAAACACGCATGCGTTGATCACTGCTCGCCGCGTTAGCTCATCGCTGATCTGGTTCGCATGCTCTACGCCACACGCAAAGATCAGCCAGCTCTTGCGGTCGGCACTGCGATCCATCAGCTCATCGATGGAGCGCGAAACCAAGTCGCCGGTTGTGGCTACTGCCTCCAGCTCATCGCGACGATACTCGCCAGCTCTCGACTTCACTTTGGTGGTGTCGATCTCAGCCTTCACGCCACGATTGGTGACCGGCGAGAGCCAGCCATCGGTGATCATCTGCGGGATGTCGCACTGGTAAGCGATGCCATCAAACAGGCGGCCCTTGCCCGCATCGAGCGAGCCGGTGTCGGTTCGGAATGGTGTGGCGGTGAGGCCAACCATACGCACCTTTGGATTGATCTCGCGCATGCTGGCAAGCAATTGCTGATACATGCCGACACCCTTCGGTGGGATCAAGTGCGCCTCATCCACGATGATGATGTCGATGGAGCCGAGCGAAGCCGCATACTTATAGATCGATTGCACGCCAGCAAACAGGATGCGATCCCGCGTGTCACGACGACCAAGGCCAGCACTGTTCACGCCTGCTGGTGCGTCAGGCCAGCACCGCAGCAGGGCTGCATGGTTCTGCGAGATTAGCTCGCGGACATGCGTCACCACCAACACACGCTCGTCCTTCCATGTCTCGCAGACCTCACGGATGAACTGAGCTGCTATCACGCTTTTGCCGCCGCCGGTCGGCACAACGACAAGCGGGTTGCCGGTGTGCTTCTCGAAGTAGGTGTAGATGCCGTCGATCGCGGCACGCTGGTAATCTCTGAGTTTCATCGCCATGCCCCCGCGCAGAAGTCAGCGTCTTGATCGAGGTGCGAGTAGTCAGGCTCTTCGCTTTCGTAGTCGCTCAGAACCTCGTCAGCCAAGTTGTCTGCGATCCATTGCTCTGGATCGCGAGCAAACAACATTGCCGCCACGTAGCCAATCGAATCGATAACCTTCTGCCGATCAATAATCGTGACCGAGTCAATCTCAAAGCCAAAATGGAAGCCACGCTCGTCGCTGTCGCTGACATCGGTGGTCTCAAACTCAAATCCTTCTCCAGTGTGCATCATCTGGCTAGTCCTCAATAATTTGGTTTAGTGATTCGGTGACGTTTTTAATCTCTTCGTCGGTGAGACCGAGAAGCCCTCGGGCAGGTTGCTGCGTGTAGGTGTATTGCACGTCACTCCTCAGCGCGATGCGCGCCAGCTCGCAGATCTGCAACATCGTCTCGTGATTAATTTCCATTAGTTGCTCTCCTGCTCGTTGTTCAGTTGTTTGGCTCGGATCATCACTCGATCAAGTGCGTCGTAAGCTGCGATGAACTCATCGCACACCTCCAGGCCGCGCATCTGGAACTTGCGGCCAAAGGCAGAGTCAAAAGCGTCGAGAGCCTCGAACGCTGCCTTGTGTGCCTTGATCAAATCTTTGAGGTCAGTCATGGGTCTTCGGTTAGTCTTGGTCGTCGAGGGCATCGCCGCACTTGCAGCAATAGAAGAGCAGGTCTGCGATGCGAATGCCGCAGCCGTAGCAGCGGCGAGGGGGAGGAACGTCGTTGAGGGTGATTGCCATGAATGAATGATAGCGACTGTTCCGAATGAAACAAGCTTAGTGTTCAAAAAGTTGCAGAACTCGATTCCTGATCGTTCTCGGGAATCACCAGGAACCGGTCTTCTAGGTCGGCTTCGTCGGTTGGGAGTAGTTCGCAATGCTCGCCGCATGCGCTGCAAATCATCACGTCAGAATCAGTGAGAGCCGTGCAGCATGCGCTCAGTTCGGTTAGGTAGTAGAGTGGGTTGGTCATGGGTTAGATGAAGCGATGGCCTTGTCGCAGGCCTCGTTCCATTGTTGGTTTACGACTTCGCCGATCAATTCGCTCGCAGCGGCGTATTTCGCCCCGGCTTGCTGGTTGATCAAGAGCGCGGCCTCGGCGAGTTCTAGCTGATCGTAGACAGTCTGCGTCAGGTATCCGCGACGCATCGCATCGCCATACTTCTTGGCTGCCGTGGCACGCGCTCGCTTTGCCAGCTTGACTAATTGCTTTTCTGTTTGGTCGGTCATCGTTCTGTTCTCCTAGTTGGTTGAGTTAGTTTTCGTAGTGCTTGGCGTAGCAGGTGCCACAGATGGCTTCGTGGGCGGTGAGGCCCAGCTCGCTCAGGCTGCCATCAAGATCGAACTGAGTGAGCTTGCCGCCGCAACTGCTGCAAGGTGGGTTTGATTCGTTTGCTGAACTCTTCATGCCTGAACCGTAACATCTGTTCCAAGTGGAACAAGCCCCTTATCGATAAAACTGTTCAGAAACTTGAGGGATCACGCTCGCTAAATGAGCCAATCGCCCGTTAAATGGCTTCAGTGGCATTCTACAGCATGTTTCAGATGAGACAAAAAAGTGGTTCCCAATACCCCCGGAACCACCGATTGGCTGGGAACCGGCTGGTGGCGGAGCGGTTCCGCTGGTTCCGCTGGTTCCTTTCCGGTTCCCCAGCACCAGGAACCAGTTCGTCAACACCACTCGATCGGGTGGTTCCCCCGGTTCCTCCTTCTCTCCCCCTAAAGGGGGAGAAGGGGACCGGGAACCATCTGATAGTGAGGTTGTGCCTGTGACTAAGATGAGCGCGTCAAGATACCGCAGGCAGCAGGATGCACTCAGGATCTGCGAGGAGATACTCGAAATCACGCTAGCCATCGAGCGCGAGCCGCGATCCTGGCAGAAGGCAAAGATGGAAGAGTGGGTAGACAACTTGAAGGCGCGACTCAGCGCGATCTACCGAGAGGACACTGAGCAGCGGACAAATGCTCATCAACGATCGAAGAAGACATGAAGAGATACCTGCGTTTTGTGATCCCCGTGCCCGCATCAACGAAGAACTCACGCCGACTCATTCGGCGAGGTCGCGCGATCACTAGCCTGCCAAGCAAGCGAGCTATGGTTTCGATGGCGCAGATCAAAGCCGCTGCACTTGAAGCCGCTGAAGATCATGAGCGCGCGCCTGACGGCACACTGTTTGGCGATCAAGACATTGGAGTGATCATCAAGCATCGTGTTCCAGATGACACTGTGCTTGTCGAGGTGTGGGCGATGGGCGAAAGGCCGAAGGGCAAGACCGGTCGCAAGCGTGATCTCCAGAACTTGCAAGAAGGCATTCTCGATGGGTTGCAATCCATCGCATACGCAAACGATAATCAGGTTGTGATGTTGCAGATGACACGCGAGCTATGAAGAAGATTGGAAGACCAACGAAGCGAACAGCAGAACTCGATGAGGCTCTGCTGCAATGGGTGAGCGAGGCTCGAACGATTCGCGCGTTCTGTCGTGAACACAAGATTGCGCCCGCTTCAATCTATAGCTGGGTGAACGATGATCCCTCTCTTTCTGAACGCCTCGCACGCGCGAAAGAGTGTGCAGCTCAAATGCTAGAGGATGAGATCATGGACATCGCAGACACTCCAACCGATCTAGAGCAGGACGTGAACCATCGCAAGTTGCAGTGCTGGGCGCGCGAGAAGCGTCTCGTGTGGAACAACCCTGGCAGGTATGGATCGAAGGTGCAGCTTGGTGGTGCGGCTGATTTGCCAGCCATCGAGATGACCGACCTGGAGCGCACCAAGCGCATCCAGCAATTGCTCGACAAGGCGAAGCCAGTGTTGCAGGTCGAGGAAGACATCGAGGGTAGTGAGGCCATCGACTCCAGCGTGTCATCGGATGGCGAGGTTTGGGCACCTCATGATCGCGAGGGCGTAGATGAATGACATCGATCTGTCGAGGCTGACTGATGATGAGCGCGCCGAGCTGGACCGCCTGATAGCGACTCCCGAGCCATGGACACCACTGCCCGGCCCGCAGTCGATGGCATACGAAAGCGAAGCAGATGTCGTGGGGTATGGTGGCGCGGCTGGCGGTGGCAAGACGCACCTCGCGATTGGCCTGTCACTCACCAGACACAAGCGCATCGCGATCTTCCGGCAGAACGGCACCGAGCTGACCGCCATCAATGATGACATCGCAGCGATTGTTGGGTCGCGCGATGCATACAACGGCAGCGACAAGATCTGGCGCATGTCGCGATTCGATGGCGAGCCGATGCAGATTGAGTTGGGCAGCTTCCCTGCACCAGGGATGGAGCAGCGATATCGAGGCAGGCCGCACGACCTGCTGATCTTTGACGAGGCCGCCGAGATGCGCGAGCTGTCGGTCAAGTTTCTGATGGGCTGGCTTCGCACGACCGATCCCAACCAACGGTGCCGCGCGCTGCTGTGCTTCAACCCGCCAACCTCAGTCGAGGGTCGATGGATCCTCAACTACTTCGGGCCATGGCTCGACAAGAAGCATCCGAACCCGGCGCAACCCGGCGAGCTGCGATGGTTCGCGACCAAGGATGGTGTCGAGCTAGAGGTCGAGGACAGCACGCCATTCGACCACGACGGCGAGACCATCACGCCGACCAGCCGCACGTTCGTGCCGAGCAGGATCACGGACAATCCGTATCTGATGGGCACCGGCTACCTGCGCCAGTTGCAGTCGATGCCGGAGCCACTGAGATCGCAGCTTCTCTACGGTGACTTCCATGCTGGGGTCGAGGATGATCCTTGGCAGGTCATACCCACCGCCTGGGTTGAGGCGGCGATGGCACGATGGACATCACAGATCAAGCTGCCAGTGATGGACAGCGTTGGTGTCGATGTCGCGATGCGAGGTGCGGACAACACTGTGATAGCG